AATTGGTTGTTAGATTCTCCTGCTCTCGGTTTTGGTAATGGCATTATTCTTCACTTTTATCAATTATACGTTTGCACCATTTCCACATCACATCATCTTCTACTTTCTTAACTTTTATATCGCCACCCCATAACGCATAAGATATATCACCACAAATAGGTTTGTCCTTTTCATCTATATATTCACCAGTTACATATTCATTTGCTCTTGATAAATAAGCAAATGTTTTCTTTACGATTGCTAATGACAGACCACGACCTGCAATGAGATCGTTTGCTCTGTTTTTACCAACTAAGGTAGCACAAGGATTATTAAATGATTCATTTATTTCTTTAGCTTTCTTTGCGTTCTCTTTTACAGATTTAGGATAGTCATCATACATTTCCTGTTTTGTTTCTTGTAATCTTTCTTCTAATTCTTGCATATCCTTGCATGGCATATAGACAGTACCATCTTCTGTTTCGTGTGTATGTGTAATATCACAACCTATTTCTTTTGCTCTTTCCATTGCTTCTTGTTCGGTACTATATACCTCATCACTTATAGCTTTTTTATCTTTACTTGACATTGGATGTCCTTCAGGTAATAAGTCTTGATCATGCTTTCCACTTCTGAATTTTCCGTTTCTTAAAGCATAAAGGAATGAATTAACTCTTGCTATTGCCCATTGCTCTTCGCTATTTACAGTTGGTCTTACTGACTGTGGGTTAGTTCTATATGCACCAACACCTCTCTTATATACTGCAAATAATGTTCTTACATTAGTTCTTTTTGTTTTATCATCGCCTACCTTTTCGTGATGTTCTTCAACTTTGTTTTCTAATGTTGTTCTTAACTTAGCACTTATCTCTTCTTTAGTTTCTTCATCCTCTCTTATTTCTTCTATAACTTCTTCTTCTACAACCTCTTCATTTTCAGTTGTTTGCTGTACTGGAAAAGTAACATCATCACCTATTGCTAAATCAAGATCACTAATAGGCATCATCCCTGCTGGAACTAAATAGTCATTCATAATAGGATTATCTTCATCTATACCATATCCACTTGCTTCA